GCTAAACGGCTGGCAGAACCGTATCCATGCGCCTCTAATTGCGCTGTCCAATGAGTGCGGGATGGCTAATTTTGTCACCAACAACACCGAAACAGGTTCAAGCGGTGGGCAGATAGGCAATGTTGGTGCTTTTTTGCCGCAGTTGTCGTGGCCGGTGGAGGTGATTACGGGCGATGAGTGGGCGGAGCGTGACGGCGTGCCGGATTACATCAAAATCGACGTTGACGGCAAGGAATTGCAGATATTGCAGGGCATGAGGCGGGTGTTGACAGATGGCAAGATAAAAAGCGTGCTTGTAGAGGTCAACAACACGGCGGGTGAGATTGACTCACTGCTTACTGAGTGCGGGTTTGAACCTGACCGGGCGCTAATGGCCCTGCGGCAGCGCAAAAGCGACACTAACGCGATATACAGGCGGGTTAAATGACCCCTTATGCGCCTATCGTGCTGCGTTTCTGGTGCGAGTTCGACGAAGAAACGGAGCGGTGGATAACTATTGATTTCAGTTATCCTGCTTTTATGTGGTATCAACTATGGAGAGATTGAATATGCAGAGCACTTTTCTCCCAGAAAAGCGTACTTTCACCCCGGCAGAAGTTGCGGATATCTTATCTGTTCACGTTGACACGGTGCGGAATTGGATAACCGAGGGGAAGTTGCCATGTATCCGCATAAGCCGCAAGGTTTGCAGGATAAGGCGCGACGATTTGCTTATTATTATCTCTCCAAGTGAAAAATAATACCGAAATAAGCCGAGATAGGGGTAAATAGACCGTATTACTTGTTAGTAATATATGCTATAATTGACCCATCTATTCCTACAACCTACACAGGACTAAGATGGGCAAAATTACTAATTTTGTCGCCAAGGCGATTGAAAAGCGTTATTTAGGGGTAGGAAACCCCGAGCACTGGATCGTAAAACTAACCGAAAACCTCCAATCACAAGCAGGTATTTTAGTCACACCGAAGACGGCGCTACAGACCAGCGCCGTTTTTGCTTGCGTGCGCGTTATCGCTGAAACGATAGGCTCACTTCCGCTTAAAATCTACTCGCGCCGGGCCGACAGCGGCAAGGACGAGGCCACAAATCACCCGCTATACTTCCTCTTGCACGACTCACCTAACTACTGGCAGACACGCCAAGAGTATTTTGAAACCGTTTCAGGTCACTTGTGCCTGCGCGGCAACGCCTATTCGTTCATCCAGCGCAACAACGGCAACGCCATTACCGCACTTATCCCGCTAAACCCTGATAGGATGGAGTTAGAAGTTGACGGCGACTCGCAGGAGCCGATATTCCGATACCTATACCGTGCGGAAGGGGTTGAGCCGCCGCAAGTTTTCAACGCAGAAGACATTTGGCACGTTCGTGGGCTGTCTTCTGACGGATATATGGGGTTATCGCCTATTACCGCCGCCGCTAACGCCGTAGGGCTTGCCGCAGCCGCAGAAAAGCACGGTTCGCAGTGGTTCAAGAACGGCGCGAAGACTTCAGGAGTGGCTAAATACCCCGGCAAGTTGAAGGAAGACAGCGCCAAGCGCCTGCGCGAGTCGCTTCAAAACGCCATGTCGGGCGATAACACGTTCAAAATCATACTGCTTGAGGAAGGGCTTGATTTCTCATCTATCGGGATAAACAACGTCGATTCGCAGTATTTGGAGACTCGCCAGTTCCAGATCGAGGAAATAGCCCGCATTTTCCGCGTTCCAAGCGTGCTTATCGGCCATCCCGACAAGACGATGACTTACGCGTCCGTAGAGCAGTTAATGCTCTCGTTTGTGGTGCATACCATCCGGCCGTGGGTTAGCAGGATTGAGCAGAGCATAAACAAGAACCTCATAGGAATAGACCAGGGCAAGCGGTACTTTGCCGAATTTCTGCTTGACGGCCTGCTGCGGGGCGACACCAAGAGCCGATATGAGGCTTATGCGTCGGCACTTCAGAATAAGTGGCTTACGCGGAACGAGGTGCGGATAAAAGAAAATTACAACCCTGTGCCGGGAGGAGACACGTTTGAGAATCCCGCAATTACTACGGAAACGCCGGCAGAAGAAAAAAGCCCAAAAGAGGAGAAAAGTCAAAGCCTCACGCTCAATATCACCACCCCAGATATCAGAATAGAGCAAGCCCCGGTGACGGTTGAGCCTGCACAAGTGGTTGTCAATCAGCCGGCGCAGACGTTCCAGGTTGATATCAGGGGTGGAAAGGTGACGCGGCGGGTTGTGCGCGATGAAAATGGCGAAATAGCGGCTATCGAGGAAGAACAGGAATAATGGCGATTACCAATTACGATAGCATCATATCGGCGCGGTCAAGCGGTCAGTATGAAGACCCTTGGTATATCAAAACCGAGTCGATAACCCCTCTTGCGGCCGGCAATTGGGTTGCTTTCTTTAACGCGGGCGGGACTCCAAGCAGCATTAACCTGTCGCTTACGTCTGCGGCCGGTGGCGTTGCGCTGTGCTCGACGCACAACGGAGCGATGACGCTAACGACTAATGCGGTTGCAAGCAATAGGTATATTCTGACGGCCGGGGCCGGCGTTGCGGCTATTTCCGGGTTCAGTGCGGTAATGTTGGTTGATGTTTTGTGGGGCATAAGCGGGATTTCTTACACCGGCAGCACGTTCGATATAAATTCTACCGCTTTGACACGTTCCACTTCCGGTATTGGCAATCAAATCATGTGCGTCATGCAAACATCGAACGCAACCAATGCCAACACCACGGCGACAATTACATACACGAACGCGCAAGGCACAACCGGCCGCACTTCAACCGGGATTGTTATGACTACTGCATCACGGGCGCACCATTGCAGGCCGGTGGGGCAACCGTTTTGCTACCTACAGGCGGGCGACAACGGGGTTAGGTCTGTAGAGAAGATTTCGTTTAACGCCACGATAGCATCGGGCGCGTGTTCAGTTTACATCGTAAAGCCGTTGATAATGATACCCATGCTTGGCGCTAATTCATGGACAGAGAAGGATCAAACGCTGCAATTTGAGGGCATGATACAAATAAGTGAAGGAACGGACGGTAAACTCCCATACTTAGGATGGATCGCCGCAGCAGGCGGTACTGGCGCAAACACTAACTTTATTGCTCAAATCAGGACGGTTTACGGTTGACGATATCAGGTAGCGGGTTTGGAGAGTTAGGCGGCGAGGGGTTTCCGGTAATCAGGAAGCCCAACGAAGGGGAGTTTTCCCTTGTGTTGCCGTCCGGTATCCCGATGCCGTTCAAGGAAGCTGTTGAGGTAACACTTTCGGTCAGTGACGCGGCAAGCGATAACGTTTGCGATGTTGTTAGCATTGAGGTTGAAGGTGTTTTAGCTGTATCGGATACGTTGCAGGAAAACGTTTCTGATGCCTTGACGCTTGATATTGAAGCGGTATTGACGGTTTCAGAGGGCGCACAAGCACAGTATGCCGACGATGTAACAATAGAAGAAATCCTGCCTGCGGTTGATTTGGTGCTGAGTGACAGCACACAGGCGCAGGTTGCGGACACTGTAGGCGTAATTTACGAAACGCCGATCGTAACGTTCAAGGATGAGGATGTAGTTTTTAAGAGTGAGGACGTTGTTTTCACTCCTCACGAAATAAGCGGAACGGCAACACTGACCGTCGCAGACGGCACGCAAGTACAGCTGGCGGATGGTGGAAGCGAAAACGTATTTACACAGGAACACGTTGCGGAGGTGTTTGATTCGGCCGACGAACAAACGGCCGAGACAGCCGAATTAGAGCAGGAACATAACCTAACACTATCCGATTCGGCAAACGAGCAGACGGCCGGCGCGGTCATTCTTGGCGTTGACGGCATTGACAACGTGCTTGCCGAGGATTGCTCGCAGGCGCAATACACTGACAGTGTAACGCTCGCGGTTATCAGCAAGGTAGGACGCCAGAAGCCGCTTATGGCGCGGCTGGCGCAAATACCAGTTCAGGAGGAGCAGCCGGAAGATGAATTTTATCTTAGCTACTATCTGCGGGTTGCTTCTGGGGATGTTGGTAATGTCGCTGATACTGTCCAACTAAGCGAGAGCCAGGAGATAGGCGCTCGCAGCACTACGGCAAGTGTCGCAGATAACGCAGTTAATGTCATTACACTAACCCAAAAACGGCGCAAGCGGTTCGTTCAGGAAGACGAAATTATCCTGCTTGCAGCGTAGGTGCAGATGTATACACGCAGCACATGGGAAAAGCGCAACTCGCCACCCAACGACGTAAACAGCCGCTTCATGTTGAACAATCTTGAAGCTGGCGTTGAGCAGGCGCATGGCTTTTTAGGCAACGGCCCCGGTATCGGCAGCAGTTGGGGGATGTGGGAGGATTTGCGGTTTGACGCCAACTCTATCAAGGCGGCAGGCGTAAAAGACCCGGCTTATTCAACCTGCTTGGGGAGTTTGCGGGCGTACTGGTTCAGCCCAACGACACTTGAGGAGTTATACCTTGCCGCGCAGTTTCCGCACGCATGGGACGGTTCTGCAATTTACCCTCATATGCACTGGTTTGCCACCACAGCCTCATCGGTTGCGGGGCATCAAGTGCGGTGGGGCATGGAGTATAGCTGGGCGAATATCGGCAGCACCATGAGTGCCCCGGCTACTGTGTATGCTTCGACTGCGTTTCCAAATGAGCAGATAGATGCAAACAAGCATTATATCACGTCATTTACACCGATCACACCGTCAACGGGGCAGAATGGGCTTTCTGCCATGATGTTGATTAGGCTTTTCAGGGATTCGACCGTGGCGGGTGATACTTTCGAGCATGGGGCATTTTTACTTGAATTTGATATCCATTACCGCATGAACATGATCGGCTCAAGACAGGAGCTTGTAAAGTAAAATGGAAAAGAGAGCATTTGAAGTAGAGAAGTTGGAGGTTAGGAAAGCCAAAGACGGCAAGCGTTCCATTGTGGGCCATGCGGCGGTATTCAATCGCATTGGCGACGGTGGGTGGTTCCGTGAAAAGGTTGCACCGGGGGCGTTCCGCGATTCGATTAAAGTGGATGACGTTCGGGCGCTCTGGAACCATGACCCGAATTTCGTTCTGGGCCGCAACAAGGCCGGCACGTTGAGGCTTTCCGAGGATGAGCGGGGGCTTGCAATCGAAATCGACCCTCCCGATACGCAGGCAGCGCGGGACTTGCTTGTTTCTATCGACCGGGGGGACGTTAGCCAGATGTCGTTCGGTTTTACTACCATTAAAGACAGTTGGGAGAAGACCGAGGGCGACAAGGATATAAGAACGTTGGAAAAGGTGCAGTTGTGGGACGTTTCGCCGGTAACGTTTCCCTTCTACAGGGACACGGATGTGGCTGTGCGTTCACACGAACAATGGAAGCAACAAACAGAAGCGGAAGCAGTGACGCCGGCTTTTAGGAACAAGCTACGCCGGAAGAAGCTCAGAATCCGCAAGTTCAGATTACAGGAGGAATAGCAAATGGATATTAACGAACTGCGTCAGAAACTCACCGACGCCGTGGAGAAGATGGAGACTATCCTTGCCAAGGCCGATGAGGAAAAGCGTGACCTGACCGAGGACGAGGAGAAAGAGTACAACACTTTGGATGGCAGTCTTGACAAGATCAAGGCCGACATTGCCAAGCGGGAAAAGCTGGACGCCGAGAAGGCCGAGCTTGCCAAGCCGAAGAAGATTATCCGCATGGCAACACCGGGCAAGGCCGATGACCACCGCGAGTTCAAGAACCTGGGGGAGTTCATTCATTCGGTGCGGTTCAATCAGAACGACCCCCGCCTGCAAGACCTGTACGCCGAGCGCCAGCAGAGCATGGGTGTGGGTGCCGAGGGTGGTTTTGCGGTGCCGACACAGTTCCGCGAAACCTTGCTCTCCGTCAGCCCGCAGCAGGCCATTTTCCGCCCGCGCTGCACGATTATCCCGGCCGGCTCCCCGCCCGACTCCGAGGTGACGATGCCCGCTCTTAACCAGGGCGCCGCCGAGAATATGTATGGCGGAATCACCGTGCAGTGGATCGGTGAGGGCGACACCAAACCCGAAACCGACCTGCGCTTGAAGGAAATTAAACTGAAGCCCCATGAAGTTGCGGCCCATGTTATCACCACTGACAAACTCCTCCGCAACTGGCAGGCCGCGCAGGCTGTCATTTCCAACCAACTGCGGCTTGCGATTATCGCCGCCGAGGAAAATGCTTTCTACAACGGCAACGGTGTGGCCCGCCCGCTGGGTGTGCTGCAATCTCCAGCACGCATTGACTACCCCCGTGCGGTTGCCAATCAGATCGCGTTTGCTGATATCGTCGGAATGTACGCTCGCCTGCGGATGAGCATGAGTCCGGTCTGGATTACCTCGCAGACCACGATTCCGCAGTTGGCCGTGATTGCAGACGCCGGTAATAACAACCTCTGGATGCCGAGTGCGGTTGCGGGACTTC